CGCGAATCCGTCGCGCGTGGCCATCGGCGCACCCTCCTGGTAGCGCCGACCGGAAGTGGGAAGACGACGATCGCGAGCGCGCTCATCCACTCGGCGCGCCAGCGCGGGAGCAACGTCCTCTTCGTCGTCCACCGCCAGGAGCTGGTGGACCAGTGTGTCGCCCGGCTCGCGGAGCACGGGGTGCGCGCGGGGGTCATCATGGCGGGGAGGGCGGCCGTCGCCTTCCCCGTCCAGGTCGCCTCCGTTCAGACCCTCGTCCGTCGGAAGTTCCCACCGGCGGACCTCGTGATTGTGGATGAGGCCCACCACGCCCGCGCAGTTTCGTACCAGCGCATCCTCGACACCTACCCCGGTGCGCCCATCCTCGGTCTCACGGCGACGCCGTGGCGCACCGACGGCCGCGGGCTGGGCAAGCTATTCGACGGCCTGGTCATCGCCGCGCGGCCGCGCGAACTCGTCGCCTCCGGTCACCTCTGCCCCGTCACCGGCTTCGCCTACGACAATCCCGACCTGTCCGCCGTCCGGACCACCGGCGGCGACTACGAGGAGAACGCGGCCGCGAAGGCCATGGGCTACATCGGTGGGAACATCGTCACCCGGTGGCTCGACTTCCGGCCCGGACGGTCGGTCGTCTTCGCCTGCACGATTGAGCACTCCAAGGCCCTCGCCGAAGCATTCCAGGCAGCCGGCGTCGCGGCCGAGCACCTCGACGGAACCACCCCCCGCGTCGAGCGTGCCGCCATCCTCCGCCGGCTCGCCGACGGCGTCACCGAGGTCGTCTGCAACGTCGGCGTCCTCACCGAGGGGTGGGACCTCCCGGCCCTCCAGTGCGTCGTGCTGGCCCGCCCCACGAAGTCCGTCGGCCTCTACCTGCAGATGGCGGGGCGCGGGCTTCGCCCTGCCGACGGGAAGACCGTCGCTCGCATCCATGACCACGCCGGGAACGCCATCCGGCACGGCCTGGTGGACGCCGACCGAGACTACAACCTCGACGGCGACACACGCCGGGCCGGAGTGAAGGCGCCGCCTACCGCGAGCTGCCCGAAGTGCTTCGCCATCCACGTTCCCGCTCCTGCGTGTCCCGCCTGCGGCCACGTCTACGAGGCCAAGGTCCGCAAGCTGAACGAGATCGCCGGCGTCGAGGTTGCCTTCTCCGAGATCCAACCGGGGTGCACTCCTGCCCGGCGAACGAAGCGGATCTCAGACAACGAAGGGCGCGCGGCGATGGCCGAGCTACTCCAGGTCGCCGCGGCCAAGGGCTACAAGCCCGGCTGGGCGGCGTGGCGCTTCAAGGACACGGTCGGGTTCTGGCCGAAGCGCGAGTGGTCCAACCGGGGCGGCGGCGGCGGCGAGGAGATGGCCAGTGGCTAACCCTGAGTCCGTCCTCCTCGCTCAGATACTGCTCGCCCTTGGCTCCCGGCCCGACTGCCGCGTCTTCCGGAACAACGTCGGAAAGCTCCCCGACCCGCGCTCCGGACGGTGGGTGACGTTCGGTCTTGCGCCAGGAGCGCCGGACATCGTCTGCGTCCTTCGGGGTGGCCGGTTCATGGGCATCGAAGTGAAGACGCCGACCGGGCGGCTGCGCCCGGAGCAAGAAGCCTTCCGCGACATGCTGCTCAACCTGGGAGCGGATTACGTCGTCGTCCGCTCCGTGGAGGACGCCGTCCAGGCGGTCGAGGGGGCACGAACGTGATGAGTGTGCACGTGACGATGGGGCGGGGCCTGACCACTCCACAGGGCAAGCTCTACGAGATCCCCGACGACCCGGTGCTGGGTCTCGTGGGGCTCCTCGAGTCGCAGCCTGCCGCGGTCGAGTCGTGGTGGAGCCCGCACCAGTGGCAAGGGGACCGCCGCTCGTCGAATGGATGGTCGGGCGCCTGCAGCGTCGGCGTCGACGTCGACTACCACAACGCGGACGGCGAGCACGCAGTGATCCCCGAGGACGTCGCCGCGGCGGTGATGGCGGCGGCGACGGGCGGGGTGCTGCCCGGGAACGTCTTCCACGCCACTCCACGCGGGTTCCGGGCCATCTTCGTCTTCCCCGAGCTGTGCACGGACCGGGAACGTTACCGAGCTGCAGCGCTCGAAGCGGGGCGCCGCGTGGGCGCCAAGCTGAAGCAGTGCGCTCCCGGTGCCGATCTCCGGGTCGACGAGAGCGTGCTGCAGGACCTGGCGCGCCTCCTATTCAGTCCCAACGCCATCGTGAGAGGCAAGCCACGAACCGCTCCCGTCATCGTCGGCAACCGCTCTCCCGTGAGCATCGACCTGCTGGCGCCGATGCCCGAGGTGGAGTGGTCGGTGGTACCGCTCCCGGTCAGTCAGACGATCGCGGACGCCATCCGGAAGTACAACGCCGAGCACGCTCGCACCTTCCCCGCCGGGCGTGGCTCTTGCCCCATCTGCGGTCACAACGACTGCTTCGGCCAGCTCAAGAGCGACCCCTCGAAGTGGTCCTGCTTCTCCGCGAATCACGAGGGGGGCGGTCGGCGTGGCGCGGGGTGCTTCACCGGCGACGTCCTGGACATCGACGCGCACGCGGCCGGCGTCCAGCCCATCGACCTCCTCCGGCGGGACGGCTACCTAACGCCGCGCCCGGCCCCCACGGCAGCGGCACCGGCTCCTGAGCCCATCGTCCTCTCCCCTGACCGCTCCCTATCCAAGTCCTACGCCAACGCCTGCTGGGTCCTGCGTGACGCCGCCTCCCGGGAACTCGTGATGGGGTCCGGCGCCCTGGAATTCAACGTCCAGAGCCTCGTGCCATCGCTAGACAGGAAGCCGATCACCGACGAGATGATCTCGGCAACCCGTGAGCGCTGCGAGAACGTGCTCCGGAACCACCGGGGTCGCCCGATCGAGTTCTCCCGAGACACCCTTGAGCAGGCCGTCGGCCAGGTCGCCCGCGAGCGCCCGTACCACCCCGTCCGGAACTACCTGCTCGGCCTGCAGTGGGACGGCGTCGAGCGGCTCGACCACATGACGACCGACGTCCTGAACATCGACGACGCCCCGCTTCCCAGGACCATGCTCCGGAAGTGGATGCTCTCGGCGGTTGCTCGGGCGCTCCGCCCCGGCTGCAAGGTCGACACTGTGCTCATCCTGGTCGGGCCGCAGGGCGCCGGGAAGTCGCGATTCTTCTCAACGATCGCCGGCCCGGGGCGCTTCGCCGACAGCATCATGGACCTGTCGTCTAAGGATGCCTACCTCGTGCTCCGGAGCGCCTGGATCTTCGAGTGGGGCGAGCTGGAGTCGATGCAGCGCGCCCGCGCGAGCGCCACCGTGAAGGCGTTCTTGTCCTCCTGTAGCGACAACTTCCGCGCGCCCTACGCCCGCACGAACGAGGACCACCCGCGCGCCTGCGTCATCGTTGGCTCCACGAACGACCAGCGCTTCCTCACCGACCCCACGGGCGGCCGGCGGTACTGGACCGTCGAGACGCCGAACCCGATCGACATCAGCGCCCTCATCGAGACCCGAGACCAGCTCTGGGCTGAGGCCGTCGTCGCCTTCCATGCCGACGAGAAGTGGTGGCTGACCCAGGACGAGGAACGCGCCCTCTCCGAGGTCCAGGAGAAGCACGCCGTCGTCGACGTCTGGGAGGACGCCATCCTCTCGTGCGCCGAAGCGCAGGCCGCCCTTGGCCACGACGTCACGGTGGCGGTCCTGCTCAAGCTCGCACTCGACAAGCCCATGGCCACTTGGTCGGCCGTCGACATGAGCCGCGTCGCGTCAATCCTGACCCGTTCGGGGTGGACGCTGCACCGGCCAAGGCGTCCGGACGGTACCCGACCGAGCATCTGGATCAAGCGGGAGGGTTCGAAATGAAGGCCTGGATCGGCTCTGGATCGGGAGAGGACGACTGCGGGACGACTGCCAGTCGTCCACACTTCCACTTGTCATGCCGTGGGGTTAGGCCACTGGATCGACTGGACGAGAGGGAAAGGGGATCTCTACCTCCCATATGCACACCTCCTCTATCTCTACCCCTTTGTAGAGATTTCAGTCGATCCAGTGGATCCATCGAAAGGAAAGCGGCACAGGGCCAACGTTTGAGGCGGACGACTGAACCCCTGATTTCAGCCGTCCACCTCTCGATCCAGTCGATCCAGAGGGCGCCATGACCGCCCTTTTCGCCTGGCTCGACTCGCTACCCCGCCACTTCGCCGTCCTGGGCCTCGCGTGGCTCCTCCTGGTCGCCGTCCTGGCCTTCGTCTGGTCTGAGCTCCACCGCCGCCAGCGAGAGACCTGCGACCGATGCGGTGGCACCTGGCGCACCACCGACCACGGCACGGCGTGGCACTTCTGCTCGCCGCGTAGCCGACGGGTCTCGTAAGGGCGGGGAGGGGACATGCACCGAGCGTACTGCGATGTGGACGAGTGCCTCCTGGAGGCAGAACGGAACGGCAAGTGTCGCGGGCACCACGCCCAAGTGGAGCGAGGCCGACGAGCGCGCGGGCAACTGCGAGAGGCCCTGTCCCCCTGGCAGGCGTTCCATCGGGCAGTGCTCCTGCTCGCCGACTGTGACGCAGAGGACGATGCTGAGTACCACCGACGTGAGGCGCTCGTGCGCTACCACGGACGCAGGTACTTCTGCCCTCTCGACTGCACCAGGAAAGCCTGCGGCGGATTGAGGGGAGGATAGGGCCCAATGCCTGCAGCACACCTGCACGTCTGCCCTGCCCCTGGCTGCACCCGACTCGCGCCAGGCGGCAAGCGTTGTGCCCGACACGAGGCGACCTACCAGGCACAGCGCCAGCGTGCCGGCGCGTTCTATGACACCGCGGCATGGAAGCACCTGCGCGCTGCCGTGCTCATGGCGCAGCCCACGTGCCCTGGCGTTCTCGTCGCTGGTCAGCGTGTGGCGTGCGGTAGGCGCACCACGCACGTTGACCACGTTCGCCCACGCAGCGCAGCTCCTGCCCTGTCGCTCACTCCTAGCAACCTCGTAGCGTACTGCGCGAGCTGTCACAGCAGGAAGACGTGCCGGACAGACGGCGCGTACGCCATCCAAGGAGAGGTTCACGATGGGTGACGGCACGAACCATGCCAGGCGGCCACGGGGGTGCGGGATCTCTCCGATCCCCCCCCCCTCAACGGACCTCTTTACCCTTCTCGAAATGGCGTCAAAACTCGCAAGGCGCCTCTAACCCAATGAAATCACTGCATCCACTTACGGTCACAAGCGGGACTCTCGAGTGTCTTATTTCAGGGTACACGGCTCGGGTCGCCTCGGAGGTTCACTATGGGTAGAGGCGGAAGACCGAGGAAGCCGACCGCGCAGAAGAAGCTGCAGGGCACATACCGGCCCGACCGGGCGGTCAGGAACGAGCTGACGCTGCCGGCCGGGATGCCGCCGTGCCCGGCGTGGCTCAATGCCGAGGCGCGCGCCGAGTGGGAGCGAGTCGTGCCAACGCTCTTCGCCGCTGGCGCCCTGTCGGCGCTCGACGGTGGGCGGCTCGCCGACTACTGCGCGGCACACAGCCTGGCGGTCGAGGCGACGCAGCTCTACCAGGACGAGGGAATCGTGGTGGACTCGCCGCAAGGGCAGAAGGCGCACCCGGCCGTGGGGACCGCGAAGGACGCCCGCGCGCAGGCTCGCCAGCTCGCGGGCGAGTTCGGGCTCACGCCTGCCGGCCGGAGCCGGGTGTCCGCGCCGCCGAAGCCGGGGGAGGGCGAGGCCGAGATCGAGGAAGACCTGTTCGGGAAGCCCGCGTCGCTGGCGGTGGTGCAGGGGGGCAAGGGTGGCTGACCCGAAACTGCCAGCGACCCGGACGATCGGGAAGTGGGAGCGCCTGGTGCAGGAGCGCCGGGAGCGAGACCACGCCACGGCGAAGGACCGCGGCCTCTTCTTCGACGCCGACGAGGGCGAGCGCGCCGTTCGTTTCTTCTCCCGCTACTGCAGGCACTACCAGGGCGAGTGGGCGGGCAAGCCGCTCGATCTCCTGCCGTACCAGCAGGAACAGATCCGGGAAATCTTCGCGTGGAAGCGGGAGGAGAGCGGGTTCCGAAGGTGGCGGACCGTCTACTGGGAGGCACCAAGGAAGCAGGGGAAGACCACGCTGGCCGCTGCGGTGGGGCTGAAGCTCCTGCTGCAGGACGCGGAGCCAGGCGGGCAGGTGTGGTTCACGGCGACGAAGCGCGACCAGGCGTTGATCTGCCACAAGGCCGCGGGCCAGATGGCGCGCTCGTCGCCGTCGCTGCGGAAGTACATCACCGTCCCGAAAGGTTTCGCTCACGGCGGGCAGCTCGTGTGCGAGCGGCTGAACGCTACGGCGGGGGTGCTCTCCGCAGACGGGTCGACACAGGACGGCCTCTCGCCGCACGGGGACATCCGAGACGAGATCCACCAGTGGAAGGATCCCGACCTGGCGCACGTGCTCGACACGGCGGCGGGCGCGCGCCGCCAGCCGCTGACCTTCGAGATCACCACGGCCGGCGTCTACAACCCGACGACCGTGGGGTGGACCCATCACCAGTACGGGCTCGACGTCCTCGACGGAACGGTGGAGGACGACACCCTCTTCGCGTTCGTCTGCTCGGCCGACGAAGGGGACGACCCCTTCGACCCGGCGACGTGGTGGAAGGCGAACCCCGGACTTGGCGTCGCGCCGAAGCTGCGCGAGTTCGCCGAGCAAGCGGCGAAGGCGAAGAAGCAATCGCACTTCTTCAACGCCTTCCTTCGCTACCGGCTGAACATCTGGACGCGGCAATTGAAGCGGTGGCTGCCAATGGATCGCTGGAAGGAGTGCGACCCGACGCCGATGACGCTCGCGGAGATGAAGGGGCGCGAGTGCTGCGGCGGTTTCGACCTGTCGTCGAAGCTCGACCTCACGGCGCTCGTGCTGGCGTTCCGAGAGCCGGGCGGGATGGTTCGCTTCTACTCGCGGTTCTGGGTGCCGGAGTCGAGGGTGGGCGCCGACGGCGGGACGCTCGCGGAACGCAACTCCTATCCCCAGTGGGTTCGAGACGGGCACCTCGTGGCGACCCCTGGCGAGCTGGTGGACTACGACTTCATCAAGCGCGAGCTGCGCGAGCTGCGCGAAGCGGGCGTCGGGATCCGGGAGATCGCCTACGACCAGGCGGGCGCGACGGCGACAGCGAACGACCTCCGCAAGGACGGCTTCACGATGGTGGAATTCGGACAGGGGTTCAAGTCGATGAGCGAGCCGGCGAAGAACTTCGAAGCGCTCATCGTGGCGCGCCGCGTGCTGACCGGAGGAAACCCAGTGCTCACGTGGTGCGTGTCGAACGCCGTGGCGAAGATGGACGAGGCGGGGAACATCAAGCCCGACAAGAAGCGGAGCGCCGAGAAGATCGACGGCGTCGTTGCGGCGATCATGGCTCTCGGCCGCCTGGACGCGGAGCCCGAAGAGGAAGAGTCCGGCTCGTACCTGGAGACGTCGCCGATGGTGTCCGCGTGATTGCGCTACGGCTCGCCGTGGCGTTCCTGGCGGCGGGTGGCGTCGCCGTGACGGCGGGCGCGTGGATGGCCTGGCCGCCGGCCGGGTGGATGGTGGGTGGCGTGGTTCTGATGGCGGTGGGCGTGGAAGCGCTCAGGCCGCCGAGAGGTGGAGCATGAGCATTCTCGGAAGAGCGGTGCGGGCGTTCGAGGGGAAGGCCGTGGACGCTTCGTCGCTGACGGAGGAGCGGATCTTCGGCGAGCGGGCATCCAAGTCGGGCGCCTCAGTCACGGTTCGCTCCTCCTGGCGGGTCTCCGCGGTCGCCGGCTGCGTCTCGGCCATCGCGAAGGACGTGAGCCAGCTCCCGCTGAAACTCGTCCGGGAGGAGGAGAGCGGGAAGGAGAACGTGGTCCGGGACCGGGAACTCTACCGGGTGGTCAGCCGACGACCGAACGTCTGGCAGACGTCCCTGACCTTCCGCGGCCAGCTCACGGCGCACGCCGCGCTGGGCCACGGCGGATACGCGCTCATCACCCGCGATGGCGACGGGGAGGTGATGGAGCTGCTCCCCGCTCCGTACGGAGCCGTGTCGAATGAGCCAGCCCTCGACGGGACGCCGAGGTACTTCGTGCAGCTCCGCGACGGTTCCAAGCGCCTCGTACCCACGGAAAGCCTTCTGCGGATTGCCCCCCTCTCGTGGGACGGCATGACGGGTATGTCCGCCTACAACAACGCCCGGGAGTCGATCGGGCTTGCCATCGCGATGGAGGAGAGCCAGTCGAAGTTGCACCTGAATGGGGGCCGTCCGAGCGGCGTTCTCTCCACCGACGCGTCGTTCAAGAACGCCGACACGCCGAAGAAGATCCGGGACGAGTGGCGGGCGATTTACGGCACGGCATCCGAGGAGGGCGGCTCGGTCGCCGTCCTCGACAGCGGCATGAAGTACACGCAGCTCTCCATGACTGGCATCGACGCCGAGACCCTTGCCAGCCGCAAGTACGAGGTGGAGGAGACGTGCAGGTTCTTCGATATGCCCCCGTGGCGGATCGGGTACTCGGACAAGACGAGCACCTACGCGAGCGCGGCCGAGGCAGCGGAGGGCTACGTCCGCAACTGCCTCATGTGGTGGGTGATCAACTGGGAGCAGTCGCTGTCCTTCGCGCTGCTCACCGAGGAGGAGATCCGCAGCGGCCTGTGCTTTAAGCACGAGCTGAAGGGGTTCCTGCGCGGCAACCACGCTGCCCGATCCGCCTACCTGAAGTCGGCGCTTGGAACGGCCAGCTCTCCCGGCTGGATGAGCGTGAACGACGCCCGGCGCGCGGAGGACATGGACCCGTCCGACCAGGAGGGCGCCGACGAGATCGTGACGCCGTCGAAGATGGCGGGGAAGGCGGCGCCCGGGGCTCCTCCGGCGCCCGAAGACGCTCCCGAAGACGACCCGGCCCCGGTGACGGTTCCCGAGTAGCCCTTCTGAAAGTCTGCGGCGGAGTGGCCTTAGCCTGCCTCTCGTGACGTCACGGGAGGTCGGCTGATGCCCCGAGAGGTGTTCGAGCGCGAGGAGAAGCGCCTCGCGAAGCCGTTCCGTTACGTGGCGCAGCCGGACGAAGAGGGGCAGATCGAAGGCTGTGGCGCGGTGTTCGGCGACGTTCACCCCACCAGCTCCATGCGCCTCCCGTCGGACTGGACGGACATCGTTCGGCCGGGCGCGTTCAAGAAGGCGCTGGCCGAGCACAAGCGGGCCGGGACCATGCCCGCCATGCTGTTGCAGCACGAGCTGTCCGCGCTCCCCGTCGGCGCCTGGACCCAGGCCGAGGAGGACGACGCGGGCCTGAAGCTCACGGGCAAGATCGCGACCAAGACGGCAACGGGCCGCGACGTCTACGAGCTGCTGAAGATCGGCGCGCTGACCGGCCTGTCCATCGGGTTCACGGCGACCAAGCACAAGCTCGACGAGAAAGCCAAGGTCCGCGAGATCCTGGAGGTCGACCTCTTCGAGATCTCCGTGGTCACGGTTCCGGGGATCGACGCCGCCCGGGTGACCGACGTGAAGCGGCACCAGGCGAAGCCCCACGACATTCGCTCCATCGAGACGGCCCTGCGTGACGCCGGTCTGTCTCGCTCCGAAGCCAAGGCGCTGCTGGCCGACGGCTTCAAGGCGCTGGACCTGCGTGACGCTGGTTCCGGGACTGCCGACGCACCGCAGTTCGACCCATCGCAACTTCTCGCAGGACTACGCGCCCTTCGGGGCTGAGGGAATCATCATGGCAGACGCCACGCAGGAAACCCTGCTCAACGAGTGGAGTGAGTTCAAGAAGGCGAACGACGAGCGACTGAAGGCGATCGAGTCGAAGGGCTACGCGCCCGCCGACCTCGAGGCCAAGGTCGAGAAGCTCAACGCGGCAGTCGGCAAGCTCGACGCGGCGAGGACCGAGCAGGAGAAGAAGCTCGCCCGCCTCAACACGCCGATGGCCGGCGAGGCCGAGGGCACCGAGAAGGTCGCGCAGGAGCGCAAGGCCTTCTTCAACGGCTACATGCGCAACGGCGTCGAGCGGCTCAGCGCCGACGAGCGCAAGGCCCTCGTGGTCTCCTCCGACACCGGCGGCGGCTACCTCGCCCCGTTCGACTTCGTCGCCGAGATCATCAAGGCCGAGGTGCTCTTCTCCCCGATGCGCGAGCTGGTCCGGGTTCGCCCGACCTCCCGCGGATCCGTCGTCATCCCCAAGCGGACCGGCACGGCCGCCGCCGCGTGGGTGGGCGAGAGCGAGACCCGCGTCGAATCCACCAACCCGACCTGGGGCTCCGTCGAGATTCCGACGCACGAGATGTACGCGGAGTGCCGCGTCTCGTTCGCCGACCTCGAGGACAGCGCCTTCGACCTGGAGGCCCTCCTCCGTGACGAGTTCGCCGAGCAGTTCGGCGTCGCCGAGGGCGCGGCCATCGTCTCGGGCAACGGCGTGAAGAAGCCGCTCGGCTTCCTCGACGCCAACGCCGCCGGGCCGTCGGTCCCCGTGGCCTACACCGCGTCGGGCTACGCCGCGACGATCGCCGGCGCCGCCGCCGGGTCGGCCGGGCAGGGCGACGGGCTCATCAACCTGTTCCACGCCGTGAAGAGCGCCTACGCGCGGAACGGGAAGTTCCTCCTGAACCGCAGCTCGCTCGGCGCGGTCCGCAAGCTGAAGGACACGACCGGCGCCTACCTCTGGCAGCCGGGCGTGAACGGCGCAGCGCAGCCCACGATCCTCGGGGCGCCCTACGTCGAGGTGCCGGACATGCCGGACGAGGGGTCGAACGCCTTCGCGGTCGCCTTCGGCGACTGGCAGCGCGCGATCACGCTGGTCGACCGGGTCGAGATGTCGATCGGCCGCGACCCCTTCACCGTCGCGAGCGCCGGCCAGGTGAAGTTCACGGCCCGCAAGCGCATCGGCGCCCAGGTCGTGCTCGGGGAGGCCATCCGGCTCCTCAAGTGCGCCGCCTCGTAGCCCCATTCCAGGAAACGGAGACACGCACATGCGCGACATCGTCAACAACATCAAGGTGACCCCGGCCTGGGCCGGCGCCACGATCAGCACGGCCACCGACACCGTCTCGACCACCGTGGTCGACGGGCAGGGGTTCGAGTCCATCGCGATGGCCGTCCACTCGGGCACCTACACCGACGGGGCGTACGTCCTCAAGATCATGGAGTGCGACAACGCGGACGGCACCACGGGCGCGACCGAGGTCGGGTCGTACATCGTGCAGAACTCCTTCGGCGCGGCGAGCAGCAACACCGTGAAGAAGGTCGGCGCGAAGCTCAACAAGCGCTACTGCACGCTCAAGATCACCAGCACGGGCACCACGACCGGCTGCGTGTTCAAGAGCGGCGTCGCCATCCTCGGGAACGCTCGGAACTCCCCGGTCGCCTAGTCGGGGATGAGGCCTCGGGCGGCGGCGGCTGACGTACCGGCCACCGCCGCCCTTTTCGCAGGGGAGACGTGATGCGGGTTCGGATGCTGAAGACCCAGGTGGGCTCGGAGACCGGGGCGGTGACGTCCATCTACGAGGCGGGCCAGGTCTACGAGCTGGGGCACAGCGCGGGCGCGCTGGACCTCGCAGCGGTCTTCCTGCGCGAAGGCTGGGGCGAGGACGCGGACGCCCCGAAGGCGCCACCGCCGCCGAAGGGGCGGGGCAAGTAGCCGATGGCCGTCGATCCCGCCATCGCGCTGGTGACGGTGGACGAGGCGCGGGCACACCTGCGCCTCGGGGACACGGCGTTGACCGCCGATGAGACCTCCCGGCTCGAAAGGGCCGTGAACGACGCGTCCACGTGGTTCGCCGGGAAGGCGGGCAGGGCGCTCGTGTCCCACTCGGGCGTCGAGCGGCACGATGGCAGGGGCGGGGACGTGCTGTACCTCGCCGGAGGGCCGCCGGTCACGGCGGTCGCGAGCGTGGTGGTCGACGGCGTGACGATCCCCGCGGCCCTGTCGGAGACGGCTGACGGCTGGGAGCTGCTCTGCGCGGAGACCGAGCCGCAGATTCTGCTTCGCGGCTACGTCTTCACGAAGGGCCGGCGGAACGTGGTGGTGACCAGGACGGCGGGATGGACGGCGGACGCCGTCCCGGAAGACCTGAAGGGCGCGGTGCTGCAGCTCATCGCGCTGCGGTGGAATGAGGACGCGCGGAACGGCGCTGTTTCCGCGGCCATGGCCGGCGGGTCCGCGTCGTTCGGCGGATCTCCCATCTTCGCGAACATCTCGGGCGTCGCCGCCTCCTACCGGAGGCAGTGGCTGTGAGCGGCGCCTGGCGGGCTCCCGATGCGAGTATCGCGGTCTCCGTAACCGGAGGGGACCGGGTCCTAGAGCGCTTCGCGAACATGACGTCGCGCACCCGGCAGGCTGCTCAGCAGCTCGTCGAGGACCTGGCCGAGCAGCTCGCGTCTGAGGCGCGGAGCCGGGCGCCACGCGGGAAGACCGGTCGCCTGCAGAAATCGATCGTCGCCTTCGAGACGAAGGCCAACAAGCGCACTGGCGAGCTGGCGCGCTCCGGCTACGACACGAAGGACTCGATCCGGTACGTCGTCCGGCCGACCATGTGGAAGTCCCGGACTGAGGACTACGCCTACAACGTCGAGTTCGGCCAGCTCCCGCGTTCGCGCAAGGTGCAGAGTTACAGCCGCCGGCTCCGCTCCCGTGACGTCCGCGGCTGGGCAGAGAACAGGCACGGGCGCCGTCGGCGGAAGATCATCGCCACCGGCTTGCAGCTCGTGAAGGGGTACACGAGCCGGCAGACCATGAAGGCGAGCCCGTACCTGGGGCCAGCCTTCGAGGCGATGCGCTCCCAGATAGAGAACGCGCTCACCACCGGCCTGCGGAACATCGTGACCCGGACCGAGTCGGGCATGGACGCCGGCGGGGGCGCCTGATGGCCGCGATCATCGACCGTAGAGCCATCCGCGCGGCCCTTCGGGAGCGCCTGGCCTCCTACCTTCCCAGCGTTCGCTCCTGGCTCGGGCGGCCGGTCGAGCACACCCAGGTGAAGGCCAAGCCCGGCGCCGCGCTCTACAACGTCGCGCAGGAGTCGGCTCAGGACCCGGGACGCCCGCCTATCTGGACGCTCTCTCTCGTCCTGGAGCTGCACGTGGAAGCCGCAGGCGGCGACGTAGACGACCAGCTCGACGAGATGATCGGGCAGGTCGAGTCGGCGCTGCAGCGGCAGAGCGGCGAGTCCTCCCCGAACCCGGGGTCGGAGCACGGCACGACGCTCGGCGGCCTGGTCTTCGACAGCCGGATCGCGGGGACCATCGACTTCTTCTCGATCGTCGAACTCGGATTCGGGATGGCGCAGATCCCCCTCGAAGTGACGACGGGACCGGCCTGATGGAGGAGGAGCGCATGGCGAAGGCATCGACAACCGACGCGACCGTGGAGCCCGTGCTCCCGCCGCCGCCCACCCCCACCGACGTCCTGGTGGAGGAGTGGCACGCGCAGTGGTTCCGAAATCTCGGGCTCCCGGTGGAGCTGCAGAACCGCATCCGTTCGGCTGCGGACGACCTCAAGACCCGGCTGGCCGGGAAGGAGTAGGCGATGGGCACGCTGAAGTTCTCGACCGGCCTCGTGGCGCTGAAGCCCACGGGCTCCAATCAACTCCCCGTGCAGCTCGGTCTTCTGACCGACCTGTCGGTGGATTTCTCCCAGGAGAAGATCCTCGTTTACGGCCAGAAGAAGGCCGCGATCGACTCCTACGACGGCAAGCTCGAGATCAAGGGCAGCGCCAAGTGCCAGCAGTGGGGCGCGCAGACCTACGCCGCGCTCATCAACGGCGGCACGATCGCGACCGGCTCGAAGATCGGAATCCTGGACGAGCAGTTCACCGTTCCGACCACGCCCTTCCAGGCGACCGTGGCGAACGGCGCGACCTTCCTGGAGGACCTGGGGGTCTTCAACGTCACCTCGGGGCTGTACATGTCCCCCGTCGCCTCCGGTCCGACCACGGGCCAGTACGCCTACAGCGCAGCGGGCGTCTACACCTTCGCCAGCGCCGACGCGGGAAACGTGGTGCGGATCTCGTACTCGTACACGGCGGCGGCGGTCGGCAAGACCTTCTCCTACGTGAACGCGCTCATGGGCCAGAGCCAGCAGTTCATTCTCTCGGCCTACAACACGAACGGAACGAAGAAGTTCGGCTACCGGTTCGGCGCCGCGCTCTTCGACAAGCTCGGGGTGGGCTGGAAGCTCGGCGCCATCGGCGACGCCAGCCTGTCGTTCCAGGCGATCGAGGACCTCACCACCGGGAAGCCGTTCGAGGTCTACGAGCCGGACTAGACGCAGGACTGCAGGGGGCCACGTGCTGAGAAAGACCGTAGAGATCGAAGGCAAGTCCTACACGCTCGGAGAAGCAACCGCCGGCGTGATCGAGGACGCACAGGACCGCGGCGCTTCCGTCACCGACGAGAAGGAAGCGCTGCGGATCCAGCGGAGCGTCATCGCCCACTGCCTCAACCGGGGCGGATTCTCCATCACCGCGGACGAGCTTCCGCAGGCGTTCGCGTACTCCGAACTGAAGATGTTCTGGGAGGCCGTGGCGGAACTGGCGGGGGTCAAGCTGGTGCCCAAGGGGGAAGCCCCGAGCCCGTAGGGTGGGGTGACCTCTACGGGCCGTTTCTGTCGTGCGGGATCTCGTTGGCCGAGGTGCGAGGGATGACGCTGTCGGAGATCAATAGGCAGTACGGGCACTGGGCAACTGTCCCGTCGCCGGCCTTTGCTCTCGCGCGCATCGGCGTCGCCCTCGGGCTCGAACCGCCCCAGGCGTCGCCGGTCAACCCTGGCGCATTCCAGGCCTCCTCCGAGGCCGAGATGCGTGCCATGGCTGCCCAGTGCGGCGTGACCGTCCCTGCAGTTCGGGAGGGCGAGTAGATGTCCGCTCAGGCCGTCCAGGTCGAGATCGTCGCGTCTCTCGGTCAGTTCCGAGAGCAGATGAAGCTCGCGGCCGAATCGCTCAGCCAGATGATGACGGCGATGAAGGCCATGGGAGGGACCGGGGCCGCCGGGCTCGACCAGGCGACCAAGGCCACCGAGGGGACCTCGAAGGCGACACAGGGACTCATCGGTGACCTGAAGGAGTTCCAGAAGGAGCAGCGCCAGCAGTCGCGGATGTCCGGCTTCCTGGCCAAGGAGATCACGGAGATGATCCCGGCGGCCGAGGGCGCCAAGGGCGCGCTCGCCGGTCTCATCGGCGTGGGCGTCGAGGCGTTCGCCGGAGGGTTCGGGATCGGCCTCGCGCTCGAAGCGGTGAAGCTCTTCGCCTTCGTCATCAACTCCATCGGCGAGGAGGAGAGGAAAGCGAACGAGGCCGCGGTGAAGTTCTCCGAGGGTCTCGGGAAGCAGACCGTGGAGGTCTGGAAGAACGTCGAGGCGTTGCAGGCGCGGCGAGAGCACCTTCCCGACTTCGAGGTGGAGGCCCGCCAGAAGCTGAACGAACGGCAGGAGGGACTCGGCGGGAAGAGTCTCCTGGAAACGCAGTCCTCCCTGCGCTCCCGTCTCGGCAAGCTCGACTCGGACTTCAACGCCAACTGGCAGGGACGGGGCGCCTACGACGCCGAGGGGCACGGCTACGAGCAGGCCCTGATCCGGCACAAGCGGGAGCAGCTCCTGCTGGAACAGCAGCTCACCCAGGTGACGCAGGCCATCATCCCGATCGAGGCGGTGCGCTACGAGAAGGCGCTGGCGTGGGCGAAGGAGTTCAACGCCGCGCAGGAGAAGATGGTCCTCGACGTCGAGGCCGACGCCCGGCGCATCGGCGCGATGGGCGGGTCCGAGCGCGAGAAGATCGAGGCGGACCGGACGAACAAGCGGATCGAACGGGAGCGGAAGTACCAGGAGGAGAAGGCCAAGGGGGTCGAGAACTCCTACGCTCACTCTCAGGCGCTCGCCAACATCGACAACGAGGCCGACGAGCGACAGAAGGCGCTGACTCGGTCGGTCGAGGCACAGAACGCGGTGCTCCGCGGCCAGATTTCAGCGCTCGAAGCGCTGGACGAGGTCGAGCGCGCGGTGGTGACCTGGCAGACGGAGCGGAACCGGGTCCAGGTGGCGCTGAAGTCGAGCGCGATCGAAGCGAGCACGGCGACGCTGCAGATGCGACTCGCCGACGAGCAGTATCTGGTCTCGCTGAAGAAGGTGAACGCCGAGAACGAGAAGCGCGCGCTCGACATGGCGCAGGCTCAGGGCCTCACCGACGCCATCACCTACGACGAGAACGGCGGGATGGACCTGCACAAGCCCCGGCAGAAGATGCTCGCCGAGGTCGACAAGAACGCGGTGGAGGCTGTCGGCGGTCTCGCGCAGAGGAACACCATCGCCTTCCAGAACATGGGCGACGCCATCACCGGTGTCGCGGGCGCGTTCGCGCAGCTCGGGGGCGCGGTCGGATCGCAGGTGGGCGCCATCGTCGGCGGCATGATGGAAATCCTGACGACCGTGATCAAGACGGCCGTGGCCTTCGCCGCCATGTCGGCCGCGCAGGCAGGCGGGCCGCTGGGGTGGCTGACGGCCATCGCGGCTGCAGTCACGGTGGCGGCCACGCTCATCGCGACCATCGGCGGGATCCAGGCGCGAGAGCTGGGAGGCATGTTCGGGCCCGGCACGATGCTCGTGGGCGAGAAGGGCCCCGAGCTGCTGCAGGTCGGGAACGGCGTGTCCGGGTCGGTCGTCCCGAACCATCGCCTGGCGATGGCCGGCGCCTTCAGCGGGGAGCCCTCAAATCTCGGGGTGACGTTCAACGTGAACACGTTCAACTCCCGCGGACTGGAGGACTACCTCAACCAGGAGGACAACGTGGTCCGCCGGGTCCTGCAGCGCATCGCGAGGCGGACCGGATGAGCACCAACGTGTTTCCGATCTTGCCCCTCGTTCAGGTCAAGAAGTCGGCGCCGCCGACGTATTCGACGAAGGATCTCGTCGCGGTCTCGGGGAAGCGCGTCTCGGCGGCGTGGCGGGTCACGCCGATCGTGCTGCCGAAGTTCCAGGTGAAGCTCAGGACCTGGAGGTACGCGCCGTCTCCGTGGGCGGCCTACACGGAGCCCGACCTCTTCCTGGCGTTCTTCAACACGCACAAGGGGAAGCTGGACTCGTTCCTCGTCGACAACACGACCCGGCTCTACTACCCGGCCGGCGCGGCGGACGCGACGTCGCTCCGGGTGCGGTTCGTCTCGGACGTCTGCCCAATGGTGGAGGAGGCGCCGGGCCTCTACTCGGCCGACGTCGAGTGGGAGTCGGTGCTCTAGGCCATGGCGCGCACGCTCTCGACCGCGCTGTTGAACCTGCTCTCCCTGCCCGGAGCTCCCGCGGCGTCTGGGGATCGCGCGTTCGTGATGGGGGACCTGTACGAGGTGGTGTCGCCGGTGCTCGGGCCGGACCGCTCGACGAGCTGGGAAGCGTCGGTCACCTACGGCGGGAACGTGTACACGTCCGGCGTCGTGATCCCGAAGCGGGACCGGGTTCGCATGAAGCTCGGCCTGGAAGTGGATCAGCTCGATATCGAGATCGGGCACGCCGGGGCGGCCGTCTACGGGTCGTCGTCGCAGACGTGGGCGGCGGCGGCGATCTCCGGTGCGCTGGACGGGTCGACGGTGAAGCTCTA